CAGCCTAAAAACATTGCTAAGAAAACGTCAGGGTTTAGATAATGATCGTTACAAACACCGCCTCGTTTAACCTCGATCTTTCAGAGATTGTTGAAGAAGCGTATGAGCGTTGTGGCTCTGAGCTTCGCACGGGGTATGATTTGCGCACGGCGCGTCGCTCGATGAACCTTTTGTTTGCGGATTGGGCAAACCGTGGGATTAACTTATGGACTGTCGAGCAAGGGCAGATCACGATGGTGCAGGGCACAAACACATACGACTTGCCTGTAGACACCGTGGACTTAATCGAACACGTTATTCGTACCAATGCAGGACAGCAGAACAATCAGGCTGATCTTACAATCTCTCGCATTTCGGTTTCGACCTATGCAACGATACCAAACAAACTACAGCAAGCCCGCCCGATTCAAGTCTGGATCAATCGGCAATCCGGTGCTACGTATACTCCACCGGGCCCTGATGGCACAAACGCGACGACGGGTGTGGATGCCCCCAAAATTGTAGTCTGGCCAACGCCTGATGGCTCGCAGACTTATACGTTTGTGTACTGGCGATTACGTCGTATCCATGATGCTGGCAACGGCAGTAGCACTTTTGATATTCCCTTTAGAATGTTGCCTTGCTTGACTGCGGGGCTTACGTATTACCTTTCGTTAAAAGTCCCCGGTGCAATGGAAAGAACGCAGTTGCTAAAGCAACAGTACGACGAGGCGTGGGAGTTTGCTGCTACCGAAGATAGAGATAAGTCGCCAGTGCGGTTTGTGCCCCGACGCATGTTCATAACTTAGGGGAAAACGTGTGTCTAGTGAATTTGCATCAGGCAAGTTTTCGATTGCACAGTGTGATCGCTGTGGGTTTAGGTTTAAATTAACCGACCTAAAGAAAGAAATTATTAAGACCAAAAAGTATGATTTAAAAGTGTGTTCACAGTGCTGGGACCCAGATCAACCGCAGTTGCAGTTGGGTATGTACCCTGTATCAGACCCTATAGCTGTGAGAGAACCAAGGCCCGATACGACGTACTACTCGGCAGGTTTAACCGGGTTACAGTTAACCGACGAGGGAGGCTCTAGCGTTTATGCTTCTGGCACTCCTACAGTTGGTAGTAGGCAGATTCAGTGGGGCTGGAACCCTGTAGGCATGAAGTATGATTTTAATGAAACGCCTAACACCTTGGATGCTGCAGGGGCTGTGGGTACAGTTACAATAACCGGAGGTTAATGTGGATAAGAAACAAGTAAAGTCGATTGCTGATGTTGAAGCCAACAAAGTGGTTAAGGGGCATGAGTCGCGTATGCACAAGATGGCCAAGGGCGGCAAGACCAACGCAGGCATGCTCAAAGACGGGCGTAATCGCGACAAGTTGGTCAATCAGTTTGGCAGCGTCAAGATTGGTGCAAGGGGGCGGTAATGGCTAAGATCAACAATCTTCCAGCAACGGCGTACGCTAAGCCACACAAAATGAGTGGTGCTACGCTAAAAGGTTTTGGCAAAGCATCTTCTACTGCTGAGCAGTCTTTGATTGGGTCAAACATGAAAGACCCAAACACTATTGCTGCAGACAAAATGACTTTTGCTACAGCGGTGCCTCGCGTGAGCGCGGGCAACCCAGCGCGGCAAGACGTTAAGACAACAGGTATGGAAACTCGTGGCAATGGTTGTGCAACTAAGGGTCGTATGGCTCGTGGACCGATGGCGTAAACATGAACTACACAGAGCTTAAAACTAGTATCTCTTCAATCTGTGAGAATCCTTTCACGGATTCGGAGCTGTCTTTGTTTGTTAAACAAACAGAGCAGAAGATTTACAACTCTGTGCAAGTTTCAAATTTACGCAAAAATTCCATTGGCACAACGACGGCGGGCAACAAGTATTTGTCGTCGCCGGGAGATTTTTTGTCGGTGTATTCTTTAGCTGTTGTTGACCCAACTACGGGTGAATATGAGTACCTGTTAAACAAAGACGTTAACTTTATTCGTCAGGCTTACCCAAACCCAAACGATCAAGGCATCCCAAAGTACTACGCTATTTTTGGTCCAACCACGACTAACAGTAGCCCGCCAGTCTTAACCAATGAGTTGTCGTTTATTCTTGGACCAACACCCGCCGCTGCTTACACAGTCGAGCTACATTACTTCTTCTACCCCGTGTCAATTGTAGATGCAGGCACATCATGGCTTGGTGATAACTTTGACTCTGCGTTGCTTAACGGCTCTTTGGTTGAGGCTATTCGCTTCCTAAAGGGTGAGCCAGATATGGTTGCCTTCTACGACAAGATGTTTACTGACTCTATGGGGCTTCTCAAGAACTTGGGCGATGGTAAACAACGCATGGACGCATACCGTGATGGTCAGGTAAGGATTCCAGTACGATGATTACTCAAGGTCAAACGCAGAGTTTTAAAGTTGAACTGTGTCAGGGGGTGCATAACTTCTTAACAGACACGTTCAAAATAGCGTTGTACACAGGGCTTGCAAACATTGGCACAGACACAACGGTGTATACGTCTACAGGTGAGGTTGTTAACGCAAACTACACCGCTGGCGGCAATACTTTGACCGGTGTAACCTTAGCCGGTGCAAATGATGTTGCGTATATCAATTTCAACAACAGCTCGTGGATTCCAGCGGGGTTCACAGCAAGAGGTGCGTTGATCTACAATAGTACACAAGGCAATAAGTCTGTTGCGGTATTAAACTTTGGCTCAGACAAAACGGGTGTTCCTAACTTTATAGTGCAAATGCCACCAAATACATCGACTGATGCGTTAATTCGTATTTAAAAGGAGTCAATCATGACTATCAATACCGCTGCGTCTACAGACATTGTTGCCAGCACTTTATCTCGTCTCAATACCGCTACCGCCCGTGTTGGCGCAGGTGGCGTGTTTACCATGCAATGCTTTGATGCTGCGGGTAATTTAAAGTGGGAAAGCTCACTGCCCAACTTAGTTGTAAACGTTGGTTTGCAAGATATGAATGCCAAGTATTTTTCAGGAAGCGCTTACACAGCCGCTTGGTTTATTGGTCTGTACGGCGCTGCTGCGTCAAACAATCCTGCTGCTGGCGATACCTCTGCATCCCACGCTGGTTGGACAGAAGTTGTTCCTTACAGCAACGCGACTCGCCCAGTCGCTACGTTTGGCACAGCAACGACTGCCGATCCCTCGGTTATCAGCAACACGGCATCACCTGCTTCGTACGCAATCAACGCCACAGCTACTGTTGGCGGTGCGTTTTTAATCAGCAACAGCACCAAGTCAGGTACAACGGGTATTTTATTTTCGGCTTCTGACTTTGCAGCCCCCGGCGACCGTTCGGTTGCTTCTGGTGATACGTTGAACGTGACGTATACATTTAGCCTCGACGCAGTTTAATTAGGAGCAGAACATGGCTGCATTTAAAAAAGGTGAAGAAGTTAAGCTGATTGCCGTAATCCCCGCAGGTCCCGTTTTGGCTATGCGTATGGACGAAGATGGCATCGTGTCGTACCTGATTGAGTGGAATGACTTAGAAGGCGTTACACAGCAGCGTTGGTTTACTGAGGATCAGTTAGTCGCAGGTTAATGTGTTATTGGTTTTCTTGATGAGGTGAGGTCTGTATGGCTCTTGTATTAGCGGATCGTGTCAAGGAAACCAGCACGACAACCGGGACTGGTACGCTTACTTTAGCCGGTGCTTCTACCGGCTTTCGTGCGTTTTCCGTTATTGGAAACGGAAACACTTGCTACTACACAATTAGCAATCAGACCGTACCTGCTGAGTGGGAAGTTGGTATTGGGACGTACACCTTAGCCGGTACAACTCTTGCCCGTACGACTATTCTTGCCTCGTCTAACGGAGGCACAGTTGTTACATTATCTGCTGGCACTAAAGATGTGTTCGTTACGTACCCTGCTGGTAAAGCTGTTTACGAAGACGCTAGTGACAACGTTATTATTCCGGGGTCATTTACAGCCCCAGTCAATATCTCGAGCAATGGTTTGACTGTAAACAGCGCAACAGTCAGTGTTAACTATTCAATTCCGGCGGGAAGCAACGCACTTTCTGCGGGGCCAATTACCATCAATGCGGGTATTGTTGTGACCATACCGTCTGGTTGCGTATGGGTAGTTGTATGAAGACCCTCTTATTGGGGGTCTAAATGTTCGGTTTCGCACCGTTTTCAACCGCCCCTTTTTCAGCATTACCTTCGGGCGGCGTAGTCTTAAATGCTTCTGTCTCTGAGTCTGCCAGAGCCGCTGACACAACAACCGTAGTCACAAGCACGTTTCGGTCAAGTGTATCTGAAACCGTACGCCCATCTGATGCCATTGCTGCTGGCACTTCAATCCCACGTTCAATATCTGAGTCTGCTACGGCTAGGGATACAACATCTGTATCCGCAAGTATATTTAGACCCACAGTATCAGAAACAGCTCGTGCTTCTGACGCCGTTTCCGGCAGGCAAGTGTTTGTGTCGAGTTTGTCGGAAACCGCCAGAGGTAGCGACGTTGTTGCGGTAGCAGCCAGTACGTTTAACTCAAGCACATCTGAAACAGGCAGAACGACTGACGCAGTTGTTGTTGCCAACACTCTTGGCTCATCGGTTTCTGAATCAGCACGGGCTTCTGATGCAACAAGTTCAGTGCAGGTATTTAGGGCTAACCTATCTGAATCAGCTCGTGGATCAAGTATTGAGTCAGTAGTTGGAATTGTTTCTAATAATGTTGTAACTGAAAGCGCAAAAGTTTCAGACAACGAAAATACAGCCGCATGGGGTTTTGGCACATGGGGTAATGGAGCGTGGAATCAGAACAGCGGCAACACAAGCCCGACTGCTGAGGTATTTATTGGCGTGTCGGCGGTTGAGGCAGCTACCGCAACGGCTGCTAACGTTGTTGCTGGCAGCACGTTTAAACCAACGGTGTCCGAAACAGCTAGGGCGCTTGATGCAGTTGTTGTAGCAAACACGTTAAGTTCTTCTGTGTCTGAGACTGGCAGGGCTTCTGCCGTTGTTGCCGTCCCATCAAGCGTATTTGGCGTAACAATCACTGAAAACACAAGAGTCTCGGACAACGAGAACACAGCAGCTTGGGGCTTTGGTACATGGGGCAATGGGGCATGGAATCAGAATAGCGGCAATAC